GATATAATACATTTTTTAAGACGGGAAATGCTTGATTTTACGGCATTTCCCGTCTTTTTTGTTTCTAATTTGTTACTGGTTCAGCGTAAAAAATATTATTTTAACAGGGCAATGGTTTCCCGTAACTGTTCAATAGTCTTGTGATTATACACCCTGTTTCCCACATCCTTTGATTTATGACCCATCAGCATATCAATACATTTTCTGTTGCCTTTGGCATTGTCAAGGTTGGTTTCAAAGGTGTGCCGTGCTTCATGCGGTGTCTTGTCTGCACCTATCTTTTCCATGACTTCACCCCAACACTTATAGTAATTTGCCTGACTGAACTTTTTGCCCTGATAAGTGAACAGATACTTGTCCCCTTCATCAACCAGTGCTTTCACAAATGGTTTGATGCGGTCATGTATTGGAACAATACGGCACTTTCCGGCAGCGGTCTTGATTCCACCTTCAAAATACCAGTCCTTGATGTTCACCTGTTCAGTTTTCATTCCCAACAATTCCTGTAATCTGAACCCCGTATATATGTAGATCAGCACGGTATTGACCCAAGGGTCATCTTTTATTTTCCACAGTGCATCAACCTGTTCAGGTGTGAACGGTTCACGGGTGGTATCAGGTATTGGTGGGGCGGTGGTAATTTGTGAATACATTTTATCTATCAGGTCAATTTCAAAAGCAAAACGGTCAAGGTGACCGAACAGATTCTTGATTGACCATTGTGTTGAATACCCACACCCGCAGTTGTCAATGCAGTCTTGCATCTGATAAGATTTCAGTGATCGGTACTTCACACCGTAGTATTTTGAACAGTGCTTGAACGCTGAACGCAAGGACTGCTGATTTGATTTTCCTAACTTTGGCAATTTGATTTCAGACCAACGCTGATAGAGTACAACCAAAGTGACTTTTTCCCGGTCAATGTCCCAAGGATTGTTGTTATATTCAGCCAATAGAATGTTGGCTTTTTCTTCTGTTTCAGCGTAACCGATAGGGGTTTGTTTTGCGTGTCCCTGTTCGTCATATATGGTGACCTTGGCAAGCCACGGGCGTGATCGGTTACCCTTCAACTTGGTCACGCATCCGTAACCGTTTGGGTTTCTTCTTCCCATGTATATCATTCCTTCCTGATTGAAATTTCAAGGAATGGATGATATAATTAGAGTTGCATAGCCTATATCATCCTATTCCTTGGTTGGTGTTTGGTTATCCCTGACCCCTGAACCGCTGCAACGGTAAGGGGTCAATTTTGTTCAGTTATAATTCAATGTGTGAAGGTGCTGCAACACCTTTATTCTGTAAATCAAGAAACTTTCCATATTCCATTGCTGTTCCCCAAAAGGCAAGCATACCTTTGTCATATTCCACAACCAAGTAATACTTCTTTGCACCTTTTAATTTTGATGTGTTTTTTGCCTGACCGTGATATTTTAACATGAACTTTTCTTCTTCCATTGCTGAAAATGACTTGATTCTGTTCATTGGAAGTGTGACGGTAGTTTCAGGCTTGATTCTTTTGATCTCAAACACATCACCTTTTACTTCAATTCTGCAAGGGTAATCAGTCGCAAACCCTTCAATTCCTTCATAATGTCCTACTGGTATTCCTGATTCTTTCTTTTTTCCAAACATTTTTTACCTTCCTTTCATTCAGTAACCGTTGTAACGGTTGGTAACTGTTTAAGTATCTGTTATAAATGCAGTATTATCAATAGGGTAACGGTTAGTAACTGTTGATAATTGATTTTCTTATATTTTGATTATGTACTAAAGTCTAATGTAAAAATAAAAAAGTAAAAATATAGAGTATAGAAAAACAACAGTTACCCGTTACCAACAGTTACCTTTTTGAAAAATCAACCATGATAATATTGCCTATGCGTTCAATGATTCTTTTTTAACAGAATATTTTTCTGCTGAAAGCAATGATTCAATCATAGTCTTTACAACATTTTTGTCAGATTCATCAAGGGTGAGATACAAGGAAACCACATCATAAGCATCTGAACCGTGGCATTTCTTGAACAGTTCACGACACTTTTTTAACTGCTGATCTTCTTCTGTTTCCTTCCAACCCATAATATAAGCCGGAGTTGTTTGGAGTGCATCAGCAATTTGTTTTATTTTGGACTGTCGCAATTCTTGAATACCAAGTTCAATCTTGTTTATTGAAGTTTTGCTTTTATATCCAATCTTATGTGCAAGTTCTTCTTGTGACATTTCCAGTGCTTCACGCCTTGCTTTTATCCTTTCACCTATTGTCATTTAATCACCTTCTTCCCGGTTGGTTATGCCTAAAGAATATCATAAAATAGATTGAATATCAACTTTTATCAAATTTTTTATAAAAAAGTGTTGACATTTTATCTACCAAATGTTATTGTTGTGTCAGTAGATAAAACATCTACTTACAGAAACAAAGCAAGTAGGAAGGACACGGGTGAAGCGATAGGGCTACACGCAAGTGACATGGTGGTCAGGCTGCCGGATAGCAGATAGAGTGTGTGAAGAATAAACATGACCCGTCAAAGTAGTTGAAGAAAACAGGAACGGTAGGGCAAGAAAGCACAGTGTACCGCACTATTTGAAGAAAGCGGACAGGCTGAACCAATCGGCACTTTACCCCTAAAACAAGAAACCGTTAAGTGGAAGAATCAACCGCACGAGATGACACAGCACTTTGTTTCACAGGTCAGGAAGTTCCCCGACTTCCTGACTATTTCAAAAAGAACTGTTGCAGCAGTTCCGGGGAAAAGAACCAAGGAATAGGATTTCAGTTCTTTCAAAAAATTGTCTATTGTGTGTCGGTCAACAGGTTTTGGTGGTTTTAATGTGAAACCCCGGCGGTTTGAACAGCACCGTTCAAAAAGTTCAATGATGTGTAACAGGTTTTCAGATTTTAATGTGAAATCTGATAAAGGAAAGACACCCCTGATTGTACTAAGGTGTGCTGACAATAGACAACTTTTTGAAGGAACTGGGAAAGGAAATGGTAAGGCTATGAAGTATGCAATATATGAAGGCAATATTGATAGACTTGAAAAGAAGTTGAAACGTATTTCTAATAAGTGCAAAGCATACGGTTGTGATTTCCATTATGAACAAACTGGTGAAGAGTTCAGAGAGTTGAAAGATGAAAAAGGAAATAAATACACCGCCCGCTTCGTACTGGTAGAAGCGGAAGGAACTGCAATCATCAATGATTGGGAGTTCATAGCAGAACTTGAACATACAGAAAATGGTAATATCATCACAGGTGTTGCCGGGTTAGAAGTACCTGAACGATATTATACTTCAAAACCAATGTGTGAACATTGCAACAGTAAGAGATTCCGCAAGAATACATACATTGTGAGAAATAAGCAAACGGGTGAGTTCAAACAGGTTGGAAAAAGTTGCCTGAAAGATTTTACCCACGGCATGAGTGCAGAAGCAGTCACACAATATATGAGCTTGTTCGATACATTGATTGAAGGTGAAACACCTGAACCGGGTTGTGTTTTTCAAAGATATGTCAGCACAAAAGAGTATCTTTTATACGTTGCTGAAACAATTCGACATTTTGGATATACAAGATCATCTGATGAAGGCATAAGCACCGCTTCACAGGCAATAGATTTTTATGACGCTGCACACGGGCGGGCAGTCACAAAAGAATACTTACAAGATTTAATTGATAAAATGGAATCAGTGAATTTTGACATTGACAACCAGTCATCAGTTGAACTTGTATCAAATGCCCTTGTATGGATTTCTGAACAGGAAGAAAACAATAACTATATTCACAATCTGAAAACCGCTTGCAGTCTTGAATATGTCAAAGGTAACTTTGGGTTATATGCTTCACTGTTTCCGGCGTATGATAGGGATTTAGAACGGACTGCAAAAAGAAAAGCGGTTCAGAGTGTAGAACAGTCATCTGAATTTGTTGGTGAAATTTCTGACAGAATTACAGTAAAGATTCAGTCAGTTAAATGTGTAACCAGTTGGGAAACTGATTTTGGTATTACCCGCATATACAAACTCATAGGTGCAGACGGAAATGTTTATACATGGAAAACAGGAAAGTATCTTGATGATACAACTGATGAAATGTCAATCACTGGTACAGTGAAAGCACATACAGAGTTCAGAGGAATCAAACAAACTGAACTTACAAGATGCCGGGTTGCAGCATAGCAGACGGCACGGAAAGGGGAAACAATGAACAAGTTAAGAAGAAAGAACATTCAGGAAGTCATTGACAAATTAACAAGTTTGCAGAATGACTTGGAAAGTCTTGAATCTGATGTTGAAAGTATTCAGGATGAAGAAATTGAATACCGTGATAATATGCCGGAAAATTTACAGGGTTCAGAGCGGTACGAACAAGCAGATAATGCGTGTGATTCTTTGGAAACAGCAAAGGATGGTTTATCTGATCTGAAAGACAGTATTGATGAAATCATTTCTTCACTGGAAGATGCAGCACAGTAGAAAGGGGTGATAAAGTGAAGAAAATAGTTGCAGCGTGGATTGAACAGATTCTTGAATTTCCAACCAAACTTGAATACCTTGCGTACATAGAAAGCCTGAAAAAAGGCAAACCGCAGAAGTTCAAGGAAACATCATTTGAACAGTTGGAATCAGGGGTTGTTAGAATAACGATCAGGAAACAGTATAATAACAATGCGTTCCCTGATGATGAAAAGGAAGGTGAAAAGTAAGATGACGAACACAGAGTTATTAAGGGAAAAAATCAATGCATCCGGCTATAAATTGCAGTTTGTGGCTGAAAAGTGCGGGTTGACTTACTTTGGATTGATGAAGAAGGTCAACAATGAAACAGAGTTCAAGGCAAGTGAAATCAAGGCATTGAAAGACCTGTTGAATTTAACAGATGATGATGCAACAAAGATTTTTTTTGCCTAAAAAGTAGATAAATTATCTACTACAAGAAAGGATAGGTGATAAATTATGAAATTCAGCGAAAAGTTGAAACAGGCTATGCAGCAGTTAGGAATCAATCAGGCACAGGTTGTTGGATTGACCGGGAAAAGTAAGGGGTCAATCAGTATGTACCTGAATGACAAGACCACACCGTCAGAACAGGTTCAAAGTGATATTGCAGTATCACTTGGACTTACCCCTGACTATTTTGAACAGGAAGAAACCCCGGTGACCTTCAAACCTTCCAAGTGTGAAGATGGCATCCCAACCTTGACAGTACATGAAGTTGCTAAGTTGATGCACAAACACACCAACACAATAGCACTTGGGTTACAACAGGGCGTTTTCCCTTGGGGGTATGCAATTCATACCAGTGAACACCGTTGGTCATATTTCATCAATGCAAAGCGTTTTGCAGAAATTGAAGGGGTGATCTGATGCCAAAGATTGAGTATAAAAGCATTAAGTTTCAGCAGAAAAGCCTTGAACTGATACGCCTTGTGAATCAGGTGGTTGAAGAATATCAGGCACAGGGATATGAACTGACACTTAGACAGGCATATTATCAGTTGGTTGCCCGTGGGTACATTCCCAACAATGAACGCAGTTATAAGAACATTGGAAATCTTATCAATGACGGCAGACTTGCCGGGTTGATTGACTGGTACAGTATCACGGACAGAACCCGCAACCTTAGAAGCAATAGTCACTGGGACAATCCGGCTGATGTGATTGCATCTGCAAGATATAGTTATCTGCTGAACAAGTGGGACGGTCAACCGAACTACGTTGAAGTGTGGGTTGAAAAGGATGCCTTAGTTGATATTGTGGGACAGGCTTGCAGACCACTTGACACACCATATTTTTCATGTAGGGGTTACACTTCACAGTCAGAAATGTGGTCAGCAGCACAGCGTTTCATTAGTCAAGATTACCGTGATAACAGGGTGATTATTCACTTAGGTGACCATGACCCAAGTGGTATTGATATGACAAGGGATATTCAGGAACGCTTGCAGATGTTCGGTGCAGATGTGTATGTGAAGCGTGTAGCACTGACCATGAATCAGATTGGTACATATAACCCACCACCTAACCCGGCAAAGATCACTGACAGTAGAGCATCAAAGTATATTGATGAATACGGCAATGAATCTTGGGAACTGGATGCACTTGAACCACAGGTCATCACTGATCTGATAACCAATGAGGTCACAGCACTAAGAAATGATGAAATTTACCGTTCAGTATGTGATTCAGAAGAACGTGGAAAAGATGAACTTAGAATGATAGAACGCAACTATGACAAGGCTGTTGCATTTTTAGAAAGTGAGGAATAGGAAAATGGAAAATAACAATACCGTTCAGAATGTAGTGCATGGGTTCAAAGTGTTCAGACCTGATTGGACTTGTTCACCTAATGGCAACACTAAACAGTACACTTGCCCCGGAAAATTTGAGGAAGAAGGGGAACTTGATGTTTGCGGTCACGGTATGCACTTCTGTCAGACTGCTGCCGACTGCTTCAATTATTACAGTTTCAACAGTGAAAACAAGGTTGCAGAAGTCATTGCCTATGGTGAGGTAAGAACAGACGGTGACAAGTCATGCACCGATAAACTGGAAATCGTGCGTGAAATCCCGTGGGATGAAGTGTTGCGAATCGTCAATATTGGAAAGAATTGCACGGGTCGCTGCAACACCGGGG